AACACGTTGTAAGTGTGCTGGTAGTTCGGCATGGGGTGAGGTTTGTCGCTTCTCTGCGTTTAGTACCCCGTGGTGACTAGCCACACTGCCCTAGGCTTCCTGCCCGGTCCCCGGCTGTTTAGGTGGCCATTGCTGGCCAGCTACCCGGTCTCCACCCCACGCTCCCGCCTGGGACACATATAATAAGGTGCACCGCGCACCAGTGCAAGGCTTAGATTTTGCCTTTACAGAACAAGGGGTTACACCACTTTATGGTGCAGTCAAATCGCCCCCTGGCACCAGGGTCGTACCAGGGGGCGAAACCGGCTGTTTTTGTACAGCTGGGAAGGCGCCAATAACGCCTGGGCAGGCGCTACGCCGTGGGTGGTGCGGTTACCGCGGCCACGGTGGCATCCGCCTTGTCGGCCTCCGCATTTAGCCGTGCCTGGGCGTCCGCCACTGCGGCAGCAAGGTCCGGGTCACCACCGGCATTGGCCAGGGCTGCAGCCAGTTGCGCAGCGATATCGCGGTTGCTGCTGGCCAGTGCCGTGTTACTGGCAATCAATGCTTCTTCGCTTGCAACACTGCGGTCGGTTGCGGCTTTGAGTGCGTCTGATGCTTGTGACATGTTATCTAGTCTCCGATTGTTAGTTCGCAATTGCGAAGCAACTTCCATTAGGTTGTGGTTCAAGTCTATCATAGTTACCAGCAGTCTGTGTAGTATCATCCTCCTATCTCCGTTTGTAAAATATCGGTGTTTCGTAGCAGGGGCCTCCAATTTCGAACCAGACACACTGCTTGCCTAACACGCCATTTTCAAAATGAAATTGTGTCACGCCAGATTTGCCCTGCACACTGCAGTGCGTGATCTGTATGCTGCAGTCAAAATTCGTGTTGATCCATATTGGTTCCCCGTTACTGATGTAAACGTATGGGGCCATACGTTTACGGCTAACCACACCTGTACCAACATTTGCCGTGTATACTGTTGGACCATCAAATGTTCCCCTGGCAATCGTCAGTATACCAACAGTGCAAATTGCATCGTTCCTGCTCCATTGCACTTCCTGAACCAGATAGGTATTGTCTGGATTTTCGACGTACCAGATTACCTGCGATTGTGATATCGCCAGCTCTTTCTTTTTCGGTGGATATGCGCGGGGGAATATCTGTTCCATGTTGCACTACTCGAAAGCGGGGTTTCCTAGGAAATCAGGTCGTCGTTCTCGTTTGTCACGATGCTGTGCCTCTGCTGATGCTAACAATGCGGCGTGCATTGTTCACGGCTTCCTGTATGCTCGCTTCAGTCACATATCGTGCGGAAGACAACAGGTGCGCGGTGAGCATTTCGATGTGCTCATTATCCATGGTCTTCACAGCTTCATCTGCCATGCGTTCGGCAACCATGTCATCAACCACCTTGTGAATAAGTGGACTGGTCGTGCTGAATGTAAGGATGTTGTCATGTTCTGTTTCGTTGCGCATGGCCTGGGTGCGCTCTGTGTGTTCGGCGTACTGGTCCATGGAGTCTGCTACGAACTTCGCATGCTCATCCAAACTGTCTTCGATGCTCATTTCTTCTGCTCCTCGTCTGGCGTATGCCAGCTCTTGAGTGTGCCTTTCTTGCGGGTGTCCTCGGCATTCTTGACCAACTCTGCCAACTTGTTGCGCAACCGGATCTGCCGATCAAACTCCTCCTGATTGAATGACGCATGACTCTTCGCATGGTATGGCACAGTGTCGTTGTCGCGCCACATCGTGAACGGGTCGTGTTCAGTTAGTTTGATAAACATTTGCGTAGCTCCATACGATATTTGCTAGCCCTAGTGTTGTGTGGACTTTTTCGTTTCTTTCCACGTTTGCCGACACATGGGTTTCCCGCGTGTGCGACACATGTTGGACACTGACACGTGTCGAACACAGCGTTGCGCCATTCATCTATTGTCATTTGCCCTTACCCCCATGTGTCTTGCTGTGCAGTTTGTAATGCTCCGCCCAACTCTTGTTGGCTTTGTCGCGCCACTCCTTCTCGTTCAGTACGCAGTACAGTGTTATCTGTGGACTGTCACTGGACAGGCGCACCTTGCGCTTCATGATCGGTGTTTCAGTTAGATACCGCGCAAACTTGTTGATGGTGACGTGCCACCTACTCGAATCTGCGTTCTTGCGTATGAACGTCTGCAGCAGGTCTTCCGCTTTGCGCAGCGACCAATCACTTTCATGCCCGTTCACTGTGAATAAGTCTTTGGGATCATGTTGGAGTTGGTGTACGAATATCTCCACAGGGTTCATGCTGACATCGATCACCTGGGCTTTGTATTCAGTGTGTGGTGCTGCGGCCTTGGGATTGAAGTCGGATAGGGAAAGGTTTTGGAGATAATGCAGTACAGTCCCGGCGCCATCTCCTCGAATCCATTCATCAAACTCAGTGTATGTACTCTGGGGAAGACGTTCCTCTGGAGCTTCGATAACAAAAAATCTACGGTCGTTCTTTTCAAGCTCGAGGGCGTCTGCATGTTGCGAGGTAAGATAATAGTTGCAATAGTCTGTGACCCGTATTCGAGGTTGATATAGTTCACGCATCTCCACCTTTTCACGTGTTATCATATCTTTGAGTCTTCCCATTGCCGCACGACGGTCCTTATAACTGGAAAGGTAGATCTCGTTGGTGACAACAAATTGACGTCGCGCTGTGTAGCTATTGAACTGGCTCTGCAGAGCGTCGTTATCGAGCCGATAAAAGTTATCCTTCCCATAGACGAACTCCATGACTGGATCGACGATGAGAGTCTTACCGACACCCTGTTGTTTCCCGTGTACAAAAACGGCACTGAGGAGTTTGGTGCCAGGGTTTTGCACTGGATAGGCGAGCCACTGGAGAAACCACTTGGCATAGTCCGGCTTCCGCATGATGTAGTTCACCAAATCCAGCCATTTTGTAGGCTTTTTCTTGACTGGATGAGTGTCTGTTGGTTGCCACAGATTCAGATCGTTGGTTGGGGTTACCTCTTCCGATCCTGGTATATACAACACATCGTTCACAACACGGCGCGCGGGGTTCTTGTTCCATAGATCAATGGCCAACTCTGTTCGCTTGCCATCTATCACTTCACTGCCCATGTTGGCAAAGATCTCACGTGCGTGATTGAAGTTGCGTAGATACTTGCCACTGTCGATGCTGAAGTACTTGTCCTGCAGTGTTACTATGCACACACGCTGGTTCAAGGCTTGAATGCGTGCTGTGCCTTTGTACTCCTGCCTGGGTAGCTTGTCATAGCCATCAACGCCATGGGCAACGAGATAGTCGTCCAGGGATACCTTGCCATCGTCAGTGGTTTCGGCATCCAGGTACACAAAATGAATGGACAGTGGCGCCTGGGTTTGATTGAGCGTATGTGCCATGGCAGACATGGCCATTCTAACTTGGGACTTCTGCATGACATCACTGTCATAACAGATTTCTACGCGGCGTCCCTTCCAATTGATCTGTTGCAACTCTGGCAACATTTCCCAGTCGCGCTTCTCACTCTTGAATGACCACACACCGCCTAGGGCGATGGTTGGTATCCCCATCTTACAGGCTATAGCCGCTTTCTTTTCGCCTTCAGTGAATACGATTGTTTGGTCGGTGTCCTTACCAACGGCCTGCCAATCGATATATGGGGGAAGATAAACGTGTGGTGCACTGTTAGCCGGTTGGCTGTAACGATGTGCGCCGTTGGCTCTGGCAAACCTGCCTTTGCCGTTTTCGAGGAAACGAACACGTGAGTACGCAATAACTTTTCCATCCGCGGCGAAATATGGAATTCTATAGCTCGCGCGCGGCTCTCCAACATAGTCTTCCGTATCATCTCTATCCAACACCTCCAATCGTAGTTTTTTGAAATCAGCTTTATCCAATCCAGACCGTGCGAGGTCTGCCAGCGCTGCAGCTAACAGCGCCTCATCATTCTTAGGCATTCAAAAACCCCCACAAGTGAACCGACTGGCGACACGATCAAGCAGCAATGGTTGCTCGTGAACGCCATGTCGAGCGACAGGCGATGTTGGTTAGACGACGCCAGTCGGCTCACTTGTGAGGGCTGTAGGTGTTAGTGGGTGCAGCACTAACATCGTCAACTCTCGCATGCTACAAACGAATCCACACGAACCTAACTCGTCTCGCACAGTGTTCGTCTGTAGCCGTGGCTCACTGTGCGCTGGGGTCGGGCCTTGCATGCGCTTTGCCGGGTAGCCCACCCGGTGCTGCTTGGCCCAGCAACCATTGCTGCCGCCATTGTGCCACAAAAGCTAATCACTTGCAAACAAACATTGCAAACCAACATGTTAGAAACCCTCTTCACTCCCAATTCAAACTGAGTATATATAGATAGCCGACTCACCTGATGCGCCTGCCTGCGATCACATACACACGTACATGTATATTAAGAGATATATTGAGCGCATGAGTGTAATCAGCGCATTACAAGAGAAACAAGCCACATTTATGCTTTGCACCATGCGCCAATACTACCAACAGTGGCTAGAAAACGTTCACTATTGGGCGCACAGCCCTAGTCCAAAAGAAATGAGCGCATTGGCGCATTGGCGCACACCCAATTGAGCGCACAGATTGGCGCACGGTTTTGGCATACTGTCTAAATAAACAGTTTAAGCTTAAACAAACACTTGATGTTAGATTGCATGCAGCTTTGATGCACTGAACTACTGTGTAGCTTAGTTTAATCGTAAGAGGTGGGAAATTCGTGAATGGTATCTTAACCTTGTGCCTATTATTTCTTCCAACGCGCCGGCACAAGGGGTTAAAATGGGAAGGCTCAGGTATCCAGTTCGTCACGGACGCTCGTTTCGTTGGTCCGAAACCAACACAACAACTGACGAGATGCAAGCTGCCACACCATGTTTGAAACATCAGTGCCCAGGACACTCCAACGACAGTGGTGCAGCACTGCATCATGCGGTTTACTTTTGTGAAATAGCAAACATCACTTGTAGGGAAGATGCTCACGAAAAGAAACAGTGCATTCAATGCGGTGAGTGGACAACTCAACGTGTTGCATTCGTCGACTGTCCATACGGAGACTACATACCCTTGTGCGTACGACACGATGATACACGCAGAGTGTTGCGGCAGAATCACATGCGGCGTCGTGATTTGATAGACCACACGGACAATCTAAATATAACAATCAACAGATTGGGTAGACCACCTGCAAATCCAATACGTGAAATGAGCTTAGAGGAAGAATATGGCCAAGCGTAGAAAGCCGCCTGTTGGTACAGCCTGGGCGCCCAGGTTGGATACCAAGGGACGAAAGCAGCTGAGCAAGAAGCGCAAGGCGAACGGTACGCGCAAGTTCAGCCGCTATACACTGCCCAAGGCGCACAGGGGTGGCCCGCACACCAGTGGGTTTGAAATAACGCCCAAACCAGGAAGACCACCGTATCAACCAACAGATGGTGATCGTGCATTCATTGCAAAGCTTTCATCGTACGGCATGACCGTAGAGCAAACGTGCTCGTTGATAGAAGCGCGGTATGGTGAATGTGTTAGTCCAGACACACTGTATAAGTATTTTGGTTTGGAGATACGTGTTGGTACGCCAGAGCTAGTTGCCTGGGCTGCGGACAAAATTGTGTCGCATGCAAGGCGTGATAGTCTAGCTGCAGCCATATTCATTGCGAAGACCAGGGGACGCTGGGCTGCACAAACCAACATTGCAGATGCGAACGGCAATGTTATGACTCCACCGAACGTGTTGGTTGTGTTTGGTGCAGAAGAGGAAGAAGAAATAGAAGGCGACACACCACCGGAAGGATCAGAAGAATGATAACATGGACTGTGCGTGTTGTGACCCAACGCGGTGGTGGAATAGGTAGTGGCAAACTACCGATAACAACGACCATATATTCAGCGACATATCGGTTGTTGGATGTATGAACGCTAATGTCGAGTGGGCGCCGCGCGTAACTGCGCCTCCAACCATCGCACGGTTTCCACCGAAGCTGAAGTTCTTATTCAGACCCAAGCGCTACAAGGTTGCGTATGGTGGCCGCGGTAGCGCCAAGTCATGGAACTATGCGCGCGCACTCATCATTAAGATGGTGGAGTGTGTTGGTAAGCTAAAGACTGAACAACTCCGTATGTTGTGCGCGCGTGAATTCCAGAACTCGCTCAAGGATTCGGTACACCAACTCCTGTGTGATCAGATAGAGTTGATGGGATTCAGTCAATATTTCAGTATCACAGACAAGGAAATCAAAACACATTGGGGATCATACATTATCTTCGCCGGCTTACACAACAACCAGACAAAGATCAAGTCTATGGAGGCGATTGACATATGTTGGGTTGAGGAAGCAGAAAAGGTGAGTGACCGCAGTTGGGAAATTCTAATACCAACACTGCGCAAGCCAGGGTCTGAGATATGGGTGACGTTCAATCCAGACTCTGAAGACGATCCAACATACAAACGCTTTGTCAAAAATCGTGCAGACCTGGGCGACACCGCACACGTTGTCAAGTTGTCTTGGCGTGACAACCCCTGGTTTCCCGAAGAGCTGCGAAAGGAAAAGGACTACCTCGCGCGCGTAGATGCAGCTGCATATGAGCACGTGTGGGAAGGTGAATGCCGAACCAACTCTGATGCGCAGATCATGCGAGGCAAGTATGTCATCCAAGCCTTCGATCCTGGATCAGATTGGGACGGCCCATATCAAGGCGCTGATTGGGGATTTGCCAACGACCCAACTACACTCGTTAGATTGTGGATACACGACACCAAGCTCTACATTGAAAAGGAAGCGTACAAGGTTGGGTGTGACATTGATAAAACACCTGAGCTGTTTGATAATGTTCCTGGTGCTCGTAAGTATCGTACTCGTGCTGATTGCGCACGGCCAGAAACCATCTCCTATATGCAGAGGCACGGTTACCCAGAGGTGGTGGCCACTGGCAAGTGGGACGGATGCGTCGAAGATGGAATCGTATTTATCCGACAATTTGAACAGGTCGTCATTCACCCGGAATGTAAACACTCTGCCGAAGAAGCCAGACTGTACAGTTATAAGATCGACAAATTAACAGGTGATGTCAAAGCCGAAGTAGAAGACAAACACAACCACATATGGGACGCGGTGCGTTACGCACTCGAGCCCATGATCAAACAAGCCGGGAGTGGACTGCTGACATTCCTGGCCAATAAGAAGAAAGAATCCGAAGAAGAACAACGACGCCTCGCCGCCATACCAACAAAGGTTGGCGACAACACGATACACAAACAAACGAAGGAGGGCATGACGCCCCCCATCTTCTCAATGTTACGCCCGTCAAACGGCAAGGGTCAAAAGAAATGAAACAAATGATACGACAGATACTTACGACACTCTTTGTCGTTGGCATCTTCCATATAGCGGTGTATGCCGCAGAAGTCCCCATTGAAACCCAACGACCAACGGTGGAAGGTCATCCATTGACGAGTATCGTTGTCACACAGTGCAACTTGATTGTTGCTGTGTACATGACGATGTCGGATGGTCGTCTGTTGCGCTTCGACAAGAGTGGCAGCATTCCATCAGGCGAATTGATGGAAATGGCCTACAGCGCATTACGCAGTGAGCGCGTGGAAGTCAGCTGCAATGAAACAGGAGCCGTGGGATACGAACACCACGATCCTGTATGAAGACAAAACTAACACTCGGTCAACGCAAACACCGCAAAGACTTGCGACGTCGCGCAATACTCAAGAGACAGATTGCTCGTCTGTTGGGCCACAAACGACTCGTGCGGCCACGACGCAAATTGCCGCTCGGTAATGTTCCACATCCAATTTTCATTTCGTTAGCATAGGATATCGCACTATCATGTCATATAATGTACGCATGTTGGCGCCTGCCGTTGCCAAGTCTGCTGTAAAGCATGGCAACGGTCAGTCATTCAACGACGCCCCAGGCACGAGTGTCGACTACGTGGACCACGTTGCCCAGCTATTGGAAGCCAACGGTTATACGCGCGTGGCGCAGTCTGGCACGACTGCACAACGACCAACAAACAACACTATTCCAATCCTCACCAAGGGAATGTTCTACGTGGACACGACTTTGACACAGTTGATTCAGTTCGATGGCGCAACGTGGCGCAATCCAATCAGCGGAGCATCAGTCTAATGGCAACCATCTCATATTCAAACACAGAGCTGCAAGCGCTGGCCTCACTGTTGGCACCGCTCGTTGCACCATTGCTCGCACCAACACCTCCAGTCGTTGTCGTTCCTCCACCGGTCGTTACTCCGCCAGCTGGCGTGTTCTGGTTGTTCAATGCCGGCAAGTTTGTTGGTGCAGGTGACTACAGCTACGGGAGCGGCAAGGTAACGTATGGTGCAACGATCGTTGTCACAGGTGACGAAGGATTGCAGCCTCGCATGCCAGGAGATGACTTCGACACGACGGGATACAACTTCGTGCTGGTGTCAATCAAGCCAACACAGAAACAGACCTGGATTTCAGGTATGGAGAAGATCGGCGATGTTCCCATTCCAGGCAACCATGGACCAGTGGACATCACGCCGTATGGACCAAAGACTCTGGTACTGAATACATGGAATGACTTCAAGATTCCAATTGGACTGTTCGGCAACATGCCGACCCATATGTACAAGATCATGTTCCAGGGACAGAACGTGGCTTCGCCATCAACCAACAAAGTGGAGTTCGACAAGATCGGATTCTCACCGAGTTGAGGTAACCAATGAAGCCCGCTAACAATGGACCATTCTATGCTGCAGGACTATATGTCAAGCTGGCGGAGTTATTTCGTACACACGGATATGCATTGGCAGTGCATGGGTCTGTCGGTAACGACTTCGATTTAATTGCTGTTCCATGGTGTGACGAAGCTGGCAAGCCTGAGGATGTGGTTGCTGAGTGTTTGAAAAAGTTCGCGTTTGAACAAATACCAGATCAAACAAACCCAAAACCTAAGCCGCACAGTAGAGTTGCATATTCACTGCACATGAGCTTTGGTAATTGTTATCTAGATATTAGCTTCACTCCACGGACAGGTAAGTGGTGGAGTGAAGCTAGAGTTATTGAGGTGAGGGAAACTACGCTATGAACAAATTTATTACATGGCTGGCCACGAGTTGGATTGGGAGGTTGTTTGGAAACTCAAAAGCGGTCATTCCAATCATCGTTACTTTTATCGTACTGTTTGTTGTCTTCGGCATTCGCTGTAGTCATGCTGGGGAACTTCATCTTGAAACAGGTGCTCAGCTCGTCACTGGTAGAGGCCCATACGTTGGTCTCTATTACACCTGGGCTGATCCTGCTCTCGAGCATGTTGGTTTCCAAGTGGGGACTTACATGTTGGGTAGGACCGATAAGACAGCTAACAACTGGTCACCCTTCGGGGCGATTACTGTTGGTAGAGGTCCGTTCACTGCCGGACTGGGATTTGCGTATCTACAGGACATTGACGCCTTGGACGGGTCGCATCTCAACTACACCCTTTATCTACGAAGTAAAACACCGTGGTACAGGGCTGCTGTGGCTATACGACACATTTCCAACGCAGGAACAACTGAGTCAAATGTCGGCCGCAACATGCTCGCTGTTGACTGGAGACTGCAATGACACCGCACAGACTGCAACGAGCGTATGAGTGGAAAGCCTGGGGATGGCAGCCCTATCAATCCGACTCTGTTCCAATTGTGGGACAGGCGGTGGATGTACGTCTACCGAACAACCAACTTCGCATCGCTGTGTACGATCCCAAGTGGGAAAATGGTTTCTGCACTGTTGATAAAACCGAAGCCCTACCCGTGAAGCCATTGATGTGGCGCAATCGTGTTGGCGGCATGGGCCACAGGGCATACAGGCCAGACGCGGAGCACATTGTATGAACACGACATTCCAATGTCCCACGTGCAAGTTGATTTTGAAGGGCGAAGCCAATCCAAGAACAGCGAAGGAGAATGCGTATGTTCAGTTGCTGGCACACTTCAAGGGAGTGCATGCAGGTACTGGACACACATGCGGCCGACGCATTGAAGGCTTTGGACACGTTGACGATGTACCTAACAGTGATTTCTTTCGTAGTGATGATAACTGTTGCAGTTATTGCGGCAGCATGTCGGAGGAAGAATTCTTCAAACGCGTCGATGCAGGAGAAGAAGTAACACCAACAGACAAAGGATACAAAGCATATGTTGGAAACATGGGAAAGTTCTATTTCCAACATCTAGCATGTGAGGGACAACAGTTGTTTGTGGATTACATCAATCAACGGAAATTCAAGTTGGCGCACCCAGGTTACTTCTATGTGCGACCGTACTTCGTTTCCAAGAACTAAAAATCAGGAAAACACTATAATGTCTGCAATGGAAGACCAACCCGCACCGCAAGCTCAGCTCACTGGCGAAGCTCTGGCAAAGCTCGTTCAGGAGGCTGCGAACGCTGTCATACAGAACCTTCGCGTAGCTGGCCGCAACCGTGCGGTGGCAATGAAGGCGATCGACGACAGACTGCAAGAAACGATTGCGCTGACTACGCTAGTACACTGCCATCTCGATGCACTCACCAAACTGTTGGTTGCAAAGGGTACGGCAACGCAGGACGAAATCAACATGTCAATCGTTGCTGAGTTTGCATCGAAAGCCAACGAACTCGCGGGACGTCCGCAACTGGTGGTACCACGACTCTAACACGCACGCAAGCATGTTAGTGTTGTTTTTGATTAACAAGAGGATTCATTCATCATGATGATTTACAACGTACAACGTCAGAACACTGCGCTCAGCACGACCGCAGATTTCATGACGCTGATCTCGGGCGCCACGCGCTCGTTCCTCATCCTCGAAATTGACGCAGAGGGCGATGGCACGAGTTCGTTGTACAACGAGTTCGCCCTGTATCGTGTTGCAACGGCGGGAACGACAGGTGGTGGTGCGCTCACTCCGGTGGCCATCGACTCACCCAACATGACGGGCACGACGCCCGCCATTGCGTTCTCCGGTGTGGTGGACACGACCTGGACGGGTCAGCCAACACTCGGTGCACTGATCCATCAGGTGCCGATCAACAACAACGGTCAGCGATACTTCTGGCGCGCGAACCCCAACCTGAGCAACGCCATCGTTGTCCCAGGCGGAGCCAACGCGGCAGGCAGCATCAGCCTTCGATCCATCACCGGCACCGGCAACACTTCGGTTCGTCTGCAGATCGCAGAGTTCTAATCGGGGCCTGTTGGTTTGTAGTGTGGGGGCTTCGGCCCCTACACTCATTGATGGAGTTCGCTAGGCTATGACGTACCACATAACATTCAGCGGCGGACGCGGACGCAACAGCCAGCAGCAACCGCCAACACCACAGAACCTTCAGGTGTTGCTGCAAGGGCAGACTGCACCCAATAGCACAACGAGCCCACCGACTCCAGCCTCACCCAATTACACATTGTTGGGCTGGGACAATGTTCCAGGTGCGACATATAACATCTATCGCAGTACGATCTCCGCTATATCAGGATTCAGCCTTTACGACACGAGCCCAACCAACAGTTACGCGGACACCGCTGCCAACAACTGTGTCAACGGAACATTCGGTAGCGGGCCACAGTTTTATCCAGGGACGACATACTGGTATCGTGTCACTGCTGTCATCAACAGTGTGGAAAGCTACAAGTCCGACACGCAGAAGTTTGTCATCTATCAGAACGGCACATACAACTGGGGTGGCGACTTTACGCCTGCCAACACGACAGTGAACTACGCGGATACTGTTGGTGGCCCACAGGGTGGAGTGGCAGACATTGCTGTCTCCTTCACTGCACTCGGGGGCGCGTTCGTACCATTCAGTGGCAACTTGGCTACGCAATATAACTTCTGGGCTGGAGCGTTTGCGTTCCTTTCCCTAGACCTGCGACCCAGCATCGTTAGTCAGTCGTGGCGCATGTTTGCGCAGCGCTACAGTAATGTGTCGCTATACGATAACACTGGAACACCGTACACGATAGATCCAACGGCGTTTGGTCCAGCGCCAATCAACGGCACCTGGGCGACATATAAGATTCCACTCGCAGCATTCCTGAGTGATTTCAGTCCAACGGGCAATGTTGGTCCAGCTGTTCAGCTGGCAATGTTTGAATTTGATCTAGCAGACAACACCGGCAACTCGTCCGGCACATGGTATGTAGACAACATCATCCTAACAGGTGCATGAGTGCATTACGAAACATATTCAGCTGGCAGAGGTAAGGGCGGCAACACCGGCGGAGGTGGAGGAGGTGGGGGCGGACCCGCGATGCCGCTCAACGTCACGTTCTTCAATCAGGGTGGTGCACGCAATGCTGACGACTCCAATCCAAGTGCATCCAACTCTTCAACGCTCGGTGTTCAGTGGGATGAGGTCATTGGCGCTGCGAGCTACAACATCTATCGTTCTAAGAATGGTGGACCATACACGTTCCTAGCCAACGTTGCAAAAACAACATGGTCAGCACACTTCTCTGGCAACACCATGACTGTAGACTCTGCGCCTGTAGGCGGAGCACAACCGATATATCCAGGAGTTAGATTCAGTGCGCCTGGGCTGTTGGCTGAAACCATGGTCTACGATGCATGGCAGAGCCAGAGCACGAGTGGCCAGGGTAGCACTGGCACGTACCCGATCAACCGATCGCAGACGCTAGGCACGATTGCATGCAGTGCATGTTATTACGTGGACCAAAGTGCAACGAATGCAGTGAATGCAGACAAGGCACGACCTGACGACATCTACGATTACAACATAACAGCCGTTGATGCCAGTCTCAATGAAAGCCTGCAAAGTAACAATATGGTTCAATGGGCATACCACAACGGCTTCACCAATTGGGGTAAGGGCTCCAACAATGGTGACGAAGTGTCGTTTGGTAGTCCATTCCCCAACACGATATACAACTCCACTGCTGGTAGTCCACAAGGTGGGCCATTCAGCATGGAGTATCAGATCAATGGTGGATTCCAACCTTCTGCATCGCGACCACAGAATCCGCAGTGGACAATGGAAGTAGGTTGGGCAAAGTACATAATCTTCGATTTCAACCCAGGCGCTTCATATACAGGGTGGGCGCTGAACATCGGTGTTGTATCAGGCACGCCTGAGGGTGATACCTTCGGAGACCTACCGCAAGTCAACATTTTCAATGGCACCACAACATACGGCCCTATCCCCCAAGCCAACACCTGGGGCAGATACGTTATTCCAATAGCGTTGTTAGGATATGGACGCAACTCATTTACTGGATCGCTTGGGGATGGCCTGGGTGGATCAGGCTCTCAGTTATCCGTTGCAACTGTTGGCCCAGGTCTATTCGGTGCCGCAGGATTCTTTGACAACGCATCACTCATAACTGGCACTGGGCTTCCTGTGCCACTCTGGGCTCACAGCAAAGTGTCCAATGGTTCAGGCCCAGGCGGAACAGGCCCAGGCGGAAAGTGGACAATGTGGGGTGCGCCATACACCCCTGGAGTTCACCCTCCAGGTGGAACCGTACAGAATGCAGGACCTGTTAGCTCTGACGGTACTTGGATGATGAATAAGACACAGTGTTATAAATTCTCCATCTTCTGTAGTGGAGGCCCCACACAACAGTCCTACATGAACAACCTCGGGTTCATAAGGGTAGCACCATGAGCGCAAGCGCAGGTACGGTAAGGCAATCGTCAGTTGGTAGTACCGGTGTCACCAACATTGCACAGTCAGGCACATACACTGCAGGCAGCAGCTATCTTGCCATTGCACTCGGACCGTCGGGGACGACGTGGACTGTTGCATCCACCAACAGTGGTTCATTTGGTGCGCCGAAAGCCGGCATCACAACTATTGGTGGTGGCGAAGTTGGCGTGTGGACATTGGATGGAATCACTGGTGGAGCTGATAGCATCACTGCGACACCCAATGGCGGATCATCGACCGCATTCATTGGTCTTGCAGTTGTAGAGATACTGGGTACAGGTGGATACGACGGTGTTGGTACGACTCCTGTCAATCTGCAGACGAGCGGCACTACGCGCACGGGCACGAACGCGGCGCCCAGCACCACGAGTGGATTGGTAATTGGATTCCTGTATAACGACACACAGAACAACTCGGGCAGTGTGGACACAGGTAATTCGTATTCTGCATTGACTGGCAGTGGGCTGACTGCAGGTCAGTTCATGGACTTCAGTAGTGGTAACACGTTCTGTTGTTTGGAAGGTAAAAACTACGCAATTAACACTCCACTTCCTGCGACGTTCATTACTGTTGTAACTGGATCGACTACTGGTGGCGTGACCATCATCTTCAAGGATGCTGGTGGCCCAGTGGCCGACGGTTCGTATTCGTTTGGCGACGATGTTTACATGTAAGGAATCAACGTGCCAGCATCCTTTGTACGACAGATAGCGCAGTACGATCCGGCACCGAGTAATATCGGGCCAGTATCGGCGCACTCCTTTGCGTGTTTCAATCAAGCTACGCTGCCTGGTAGTTTAATAATCGGGTTCGGCACCATATCGTTTTTCGTTGGCACTGTTGGCAACGGTATGACTGACTACAATGGGCCAACCAGCAATCCAGTGAATGGTGCATACGCACTAAAGCGTGTGATGCAGACGAGCGGCAACGTGGATCTTCGAGCTTACAAAGTAGCGAATGCGCTCTCACTGCCAGCTGGGTCGACTGGACTCGCTACATCAACCACCACTACATCACTGTCAGATACGAGCAAGAACTGGACCACCAATCAATGGGCTGGATATACAGTCACCGATGCGATAGATAGAACCAACGTAGTTGCATCCAACACTGCAACGACGCTGACATACACTGCAGCTGGAACTGACTATGGCACTGGAGCGATGTATGCCGTTGGTGGAAACATCATTGCGAGCAATACGGGTGGCGGTGGAGAAGACTACCCTGGCACAGTGATAATTGAAATTGCAAATGCCTTGGACTACGTCGGTGATTCCTATGCCGCGGTGATTGCAGCCAGTGGCACGGATAACATCAACCCAGGTAACACGCCAACACTGCCAGCAGGCAGCTATGGTGTACTCGGCTTTGCATTGAATGACAACACTGGTACAGGTGCTCAGGTGAATGCGCCGAGTGCCGGTACAGGGAATGTTAGTAATGGCACATTCTGGACCTGGGACATCGCCCAGAATAATGTGCGTGTCCAATTCAAAAACCAAGTGTTGGGCAGCCCTGGCACGTTGACGTCGTTATTCAGTTCCAACTTCAGTGCGGAGTACATGACAATCGCCATCGCGATATCCGAACCATACATCCCACCCTCCTACAGAGTGAGCGGTGGCGACCTCTACATGTGAGAAACCAACATGGATGAATGTTGTGATCTAGATGATTGGGTTTGTTGCACGGTGCATAGTGCGCCTGTGCGCGGTCCCTGTGTCAAGTGGGTGATGGCGCCGGAAGTAGCGGCCATCACGTTCGTTGAGTCTGCGTATCATGGGCTCATGTCACTGATGTTGGGTAGCATTCAGGCCAATGCGCCCCCGGTGATGTATGGATGAGCTGCTGTTTTTCTTTGATGAAGATATTACTCCACTCATTGTCCCATCTGACTTTGATCAGATAAACAAGGACAATTCGATCGAAGATCCTTGGCCGCACAATGATGCGGAGTTTGAGGACTTCGATTATCAAACTCTTGACATACCAACACTGCCCAGTGGTCCGGCCGGTATTCCGCCCGATGATCCGTGGCAGGTTGAAAATGACATCGAGGATTTCGACTACTCGGCCATAGAGCCGGGTCAGGTCGTTGCCAACGCTGCACAGTTGCCCGGCGTTGTGTATAGTGAAGAATGGTACGAAGACGAAACTGAACAGCAACAGTTCTTTGGTTCGCGCATCCAACGCAATGCTATACCACAGCCTCCAGACGATGCGTGGCCGCACGATGACTACACTGAAGAAGATTGGCTTTGGACCAACGATGAAAACTTCGCCATTGGTTACCCGCCAGCAGTGTTGGCTTTCATCAATCACGAAGCTGACTTTACCCAGGACGACTATGTAGAAGACTTCCATGCTGACCACTTCAGCAACGAAGATGTTGGTTCGATACCTGAAGATGCATGGAACTTCGATGCCGACTGGATAGAGGACGAGTGGTGGGTTGATGACACTACGCGCGTGAGCGTGAACCTGTTGGTTTACAGTGACCAGCAGGATTGGGCATTCGATGAAGATGCTGCTGATGAAATAGTGTTGGATGAATATCCACTCAGCACTGTTGGTATCTTCCCATACAACATCGAAGACGGTTGGGTGTGGGATGAAGATGTAGAGTCACAGTACCTCCCAGGCTCGCGCCTGACGTTCGACGGCTTGCCGCCGCCAGTGGTGGCGCTACAGTACAACGATATAGGCTTCGAGTTCCTGGCTGACTACGAAGTCGAGGACTTCTTTACCAACCATTACGGCACGGAAGAACCGCCACCGATTGTAGAAGATCCATGGCCATGGGATGACTACACGGATGAAGATTGGATTGATGATACCAACATTGGTGATGGGACACGACCATACAACATCGACGACGCTTGGCCGCATGATGATAGTGTTGAAGATGAGTGGTTAGACGATACCAACATCGGTGCCAGCATCTTTGGCTATACCAACGAGGATGCGTGGCCACACGATGATACGGTTGAAGATGAACAGCTAGATGATACCAACATCGGTGCTAACGCGCCAACGCTGGCATACATCAGTGAAGACCCGTGGCCGCACGATGATAGTGTTGAAGATGAGTGGTTAGACGATACCAACATTGGCGGTAACTTTGTAGCTCCGCCAGACACAGCAGCATTCAATGAGGTTGGTTTTGAGTTCCTGGCCGACTACGAAGTCGAAGACTTCTTTACTAACCACTACACAGCAGAGGAAACACCGTTCCCGCCTGACGATGGCTGGGTGTGGGATGACGATACTACTGATGAGTGGTTTGTCGAAGACAACATAGTAGACCGCCCATCGGTATTCGAAGATGCATGGTCATGGGATGATTTTGCTGAAGATGATTGGTACATCGATGAACTGATCGGTGCAACACTACTGTTGACCAACACCAACAGCTTTGAAGATTGGCTGTACGATGAAGATGTGGAAGACCTGTTTGTTGTAGATGAAGTGCAACAGCCATTCGTTATAACACCTAGCGTTTTCGAAGATGCCTGGGCGCACGATGATGAAGTCGAAGATGACTGGCAGTGGTGGCTGGATGCCCAAACGATACCGGAAGTGTTGTATACGGTAACGGATGATCCAACAGATTGGCAGGAAACAGTTGATGATGACTGGCAGTGGTGGCTGGATGCACAGGTCGGCGCAAGCATACCACCCGGCGCAATACAGTACTTTGGTGATGAGGCGAGTTACCTCGAAGAGTGGTTGCAGATAGACGATGACTGTGATTGGTACAATATCAGTAACTTGGTAGTGGACGCGGCCAAGTCTTGCATCTGCATACTGCAGGATAACGACACCATAGTTGTCTTGCAGGATAATGATGAAATCGTAATCATAGGTGGAAACTAACATGGCATGCAGTGGCAACACTAACAGCCCACAGACCGAACAGAACATCAATGATGGCAGTGAGTGCTATCCGCAGATTTCGTTTTTCGACGCGGATAACAACCCTTACACCCCGAGTTCGCTGCAGTATCGTATTGATGATATAACAAACAACCTGCCAGTGGTGCCGCTCACGTCGCTCACGCCTGCACAGGTGGTGCGTGTCGTTGTCACCGGTACGCAGAACATAATGAACGTCGCCAGCAGACTGCGCGAACGCCGACAGGTGCTGTTTGTCGTTGGTATCCCAGGTGGCAGCGTGCGCTATGACGACAGTACATATTCCCTCGTTCGTAAAGTTGGGACACCATAATGGCAATCAAAGACATCAAGAATAATTCGCCGTTGTTCAAGAAGCTGACCCAGGCTATCCGCTACGGGTTCGGTGACAGCAGTGGTTGGTTCAGCCCACAAACACCAATAGCAGGGCAGGCGCCGCAGACAGCTGGGCGCGCGCTAGACTACCGTCCTGGCTATAACATCGACATACGCCCGCGTCGTGAAAGCAACATTTCGTTCGAAGAGTTGCGCACACTAGCCAATAACTACGACATCTTGAAGTTGGTTATCGAAACGCGCAAGGACCAGGTCGCTGCGTTTGATTGGGACATAGTGCCTGAGGAAGAATTGGCGCAAGGCAAGAATCCAGCGTCTGACATACAAGCTTCTATCGATGCAGCCAAGGCATTCTTCAAGTCGCCCGATGGACGCTTGACGTGGCATACATGGTTACGCAAAACGCTGGACGACTGTTTCATTGTGGACGCTAACGTGTTTTGGCCAGTGTACCAGGGCAACAAGTTGGTTCGGCTGGAGACAGTTGATCCAGCCACCGTCATGAAGTTCATTGATGAGTCTGGCCGCACACCGATGCCGCCACTGCCCGCGTATCGTCAGGTGTTGCATGGTGTGCCAACATCCGACTATCGCGATGATGAGATGTTTTACTTCATACGTAATCCGCGTAGCAACACCATCTACGGCAACAGTCCCGTAGAACAGATCATCATGACCGTCAACATCGGTCTGCGCCGCGAGCTGACACAGTTGGAGTACTTTACCAAGGGCAACATACCTGCAGCCATTGCAGGCGTTCCGGAAACGTGGACGCCAGAACAGATCGCAATGTTCCAGGATGGTTGGAATGCAATGTTTGAAGGTGACACCGGCGCCAAGCATCAGATGATGTTTGTGCCGAACGACGCCAGCAAGATCATGCAACTCAAAGATGCGGAGTCATTGTTGAAAGGCGAGTTTGATGAATGGCTCGCGCGCATAGTGTGCTACTCATTCAGTGTTAGCCCAACACCATTTGTCAAGCAGATGAACCGCGCCACTGCTGAGAGTGCCAGCACGTCCGCCAAGGAGGAAGGCTTGCAGCCACTGTTAGATTATCTGAAGGACATGTTTGACCAGATAATCAAAAAAGCACTGCGACTCGACGGCATCCAGTTCATGTGGAACATGGAGGAAGAGCAGGACACTGCATCGCAGGCAACGATTGATACAGGATACATCGAGCATGGTGTTTGGGGTATCGACGAAGTGCGCGAGCGCATGGGTATGACGAAGTTGGGTGTTGGCCCAATGATATGGGTGGCGGGCAAAGGCCCCATACCTGTCAAGATGTTTGCTGGTGATGGTGCCGCAGCCATGGCCATAATCGCACCGCCACCACCTGATCCAACAATGGGTGGGGGACCACCCAAGCCAGGGCAACCAAAGCCGAAACCTGGGCAACCAACACCGGCTAAAAAGCCAGGAGGTGGAAGCTCCGGCTCCAAGAGCTTTCGCAAAGCGTGGTACGGTAACGCCTCTGGGAAATCGTATCGCTCCACGCGTCAATACTTTGTCAAGAAAGTTACACGCGACGTTGCAGAAGATAGCTCTGGAGGTTAGCAAACATGTCGCCGCAGGTAGTGAGTTGGTCAAAGCAAAGGATAAACGACGTACTGTGGACGCGGGTGTGGATGCCGCTGATTGGACTGCAGTCGATGATACGGTTGCTGCTGATCTAATCAAACAGTTTGAACATGCTGCACGTGTTGAGGTTGATACAAGTGGCACGGACATATCGTTCGACATATTCAGCAAAGCTGCGCGAGATTACGCCGAAGAGCGCGGGGGCGAGTTGGTCACTGACCTTTCGGACAGTACACGCGAAATGTTACGTTCATCGGTTGCGGAGGCGATCGAGAACGGTCAAACGAATTCGCAGTTTGCGAAAGATCTCATGGACAACTATGCGTTCTCTGAGGAGCGAGCGCTCACAATCGCTCGTACGGAGTTGGCATTTGCCGATGTCGCCGGGCACAAGGAGAGCAGTAGTGCGGCAGGCGCCGTCGGCAAACGTTGGTTGTTGAGCAGCGACCATGACTTTGAAGATGAATGCAACGATAACGAGGAAGAAGATGTTATTGCATTTGATGATCTTTTTGCATCCGGCGATGATTTTCCGCCTAGTCATCCTAACTGTCAATGCGACTTCGAAGCCATCTACGCTGACGATCCAGATGCCGAAGACTTGTTGGATATGGCTGAAGAGGACGAAGAGGAACAGGCTGGCAAAGTTAGGAAGCTCCAGGTCGATCACCCAGCGCATGAGGCAGCGACGTCCAGCCTCAACCTACGGAACCAACCTTCACGCGCGCAAGTACGCGCGGGCAACTACAGGATGGGACACATAAATGTTAGTGGGCTTGACATCACCATCGAGAACCCTGCCCAATCCGTTCGTCGAGGAGTCGACAGTAGTGGTACACCCTGGATTAGCCAGCTTACTCACCACTATGGATACATCCGACGAACCGTGGGAGCCGACGGAGACCACGTTGATTGCCTCGTATGTGTTGGCATTGATGATGGCTACTGCGGCCCCGTGTGGGTTGTGGACCAGCATGTCGATGGACAGTTCGACGAACACAAGTGTTTGGTTGGGTGGCCTGACGAAATTCGTGCTCGCAGCGCCTACATGGAACAGTACCAACCTGGGTGGAAAGGTATCGGCAACATAACACAACTCAGCATGCAAGAGTTCAAAGATTGGCTGCGCAGTGGCGATACTACGCAACCATTGAAAATCCAGAGAGACAACGGATCGGCTTAGTATAATGTCAGGTATAAAGCTATGAACACAGCAAATCTATTTCTGCCGATTACCAAGGTTGACGAAGCCAAACGCCTCGTCTATGGTCGTGCGGCACATGAAGTGATAGACCATTCGGATGAAGTGTTTGACTACAACACCAGCAAAGGCAACTTCGTCAAGTGGTCCGACTTGATGAACAAGGAAAGCGGCGGCAAGAGCTACGGCAACATCCGTGGCATGCACAGCAACATTGCCGCCGGCAAAATTGCCGAGCCACTGAAGTTTAATGACAAGGAAAAGGCAATCGACATCGTTGCCAAGGTGGTTGACGACAACGAGTGGGAAAAAGTGTTGGAGGGTGTATACACCGGTTTCAGTATGGGTGGCTCATACGCACGCAAGTGGGCCGATGTTATAGGCGGCAAGAGCGTCACCCGCTACACTGCCAATCCCAACGAGGTTAGTTTGGTTGACCGCCCCTGCATACCAACAGCCAAGTACTTCGATATACAGAAGTCGGATGGCACTGTGTTGCAGAAGATGTTCAAGTCCGCGGAAGTGGAGATGGCGATGTTGGCCGGTGCAGTGCACGAACAGCGCAAGGCGGGTTTCGAGCAACCAACATCTGCCACCAGTGGCCTCAACCATTACGACCAGGAGGGGGCTAAGAAGCCCAAGCCAGTGGACCCAGACGAAGACGTCGTCGATAAGTTTATCGAAAAGCTTTTGGAGAAACGAGGTGCTCGAAACAGTTCCTCGGATCTCGGAATGCTACAGTCCGTGCATGACACGGTGTGCAAGTTAGGTGCAACCTGCTCTTCGATGCAAAAAGAAGACGGGGAGCAAGTTGGCAAACGAAGTGAGGATACAAACATGGCTGATGATAAGGGCGTCGCAAAGGACGCTATCAATGCGGAAGGTGCCAAGCGTGGTGCCACTGTGACCAACGGTACGACCGGTGCAGGACCGGAGTCCAGCAATGCTGCACAGGGTGATCCGCCAGATGGCGATCACGGTGCGGATCGTGGTGTGAATGGCAAAAAGAAGAAAAACCCTTTTGCCGACATGGACGATGACGACCAGGAAAAGGCAGCCAAGATGTGGAAAGCCTTCAAGGAGAAAGAGGCAGCTGACGCCCAGGCGTCTTCAGAAGAGCGCATCGCCAAGTCGGTAACCAACATTGTGTTGGCCGCACTGACGGAAGCTGGTGTGCTGACCAAGAAGGCCGCTGCAGTGAAGGATGACGACATCGATCTCAGCAAGATCACGAAGGCAGACAACGATGGCAAGAAGCCAGTGCTGATGGTCGTTGGCAAGGATGGCAAGGTTGAGAAGGTCGACGGAACCGGCGAGGATGAAAGCAAGTTGGTCAAGGTGGCGACTGCAGCATTGCCCGGTGAGAAGACCACCGACGAAACCAACGCGGCAACACTGATCAAGGCTGCGTTTCGCAAGCCAATGACACACGACCAACTCTTCGGTCGTTAACACTCACGTACTAGCGGAGTCTAACAGGAACATGGATACGAATCAATTGATGGCGCTGGTGCGCGCAGAGTTGGCCAAAACCAACTACACCGGCTTCACAATGCCAGCCAACGCGACGACTGGCATCAACTACTACGATCTGGAGGCAGGCGCCAAGTCGCTGTTCCCGGTCATCACCCCATTGCGGAATCGTATTCCGCGCGTGGGCGCTCCTGGTGGTACACAGGCCAACTGGCGTGCGATCACCGGCATCAACGTCAACAACATTGTTGCTGGCGTGTCGGATGGCAACCGGTCTGCGGTCGTAACGACCAGCACGCAGGACTACACTGCGGCATACAAACAGATTGGTCTCGAGGACTTCGTCACGTTCGGTGCCGATCTGGCCGCGCGTTCGTTCGACGACGTCAAGGCAATCAGCGCGCGGAATCTGTTGTATGCGCTGATGATTGAAGAGGAGAAGATGCTCCTCGGTGGAAACAACTCACTGCAGCTGGGTACGACTGGCACGCCATCGCTGGCTGCGAGCACGACCGGCGGATCACTAGCCACAGCCACGTACTCCGTCATCTGTGTTGCATTGAGCTTCGACGGGTTCCGCACGGGTTCGGTGGCGGGTGGCATTCAGGCTGCTGTGTCACGTACCAACAGCGACGGCTCCACCGACAACTACGGTGGTGGATCGGCACAGAAGTCCGCCAGTGCAACTGTTGCGGTCACGGGACCAACAGGTAGCATCGGTGCAACCGTTGCACTGAAGACAGGGGCTGTGGCCTATGCATGGTTCTGGGGTGCGGCAGGTGCGGAAGTGTTGGGCGCCATCACGACGATCAACAGTGTTGTGATCACCACGACGGCAACTGGCACGCAGACGGCGGCATCGCTGCCTTCGAGCGACCAGTCCACCAACTCGTTGGAGTTTGATGGTCTTCTGACCATGAACGCCAACAGTGCGTATGGTGGTTACTACGTGCAACAGGCCACCGGAACGGCCGGTACTGGCACACCGCTGACCAGCGACACCGAGGGCGGCATCACCGAGATCGACGTCGCGCTCAAGTACTTCTGGGACGTGTACCGCCTGTCTCCAACTGACATCTTCGTCAGTTCGCAGGAGCAGCAGAACATCTACAAGAAGATCCTCACGTCCACGACTGCGAACTCGCAGCGGTTCGTCTACAACGTGGAACAAGGAATGTTGGCGGGTGGCGCAATGGTGCGCAGCTACCTGAACAAGTTCAGCATGAGCGGTGCGAAGGATATCCCAATCCACCTGCATCCCAACATGCCACCGGGCACGATCATGTTCTTCACGGATACACTCCCGTACCCGCTGTCGAACGTGAGCAACGTGTTGCAGGTTCGCACGCTGCGAGACTACTACCAGATCGAATGGCCATACCGCACGCGCAAGTACGAGTACGGAGTTTACAGCCACGAGGTGCTGCAGAACTTCTTCCCGCCTGCGTTCGGTGTGATCACCAACATCGGCAACGGCTAAGGGCATTCCCAAGCGGGGGTCTTTGAGGGAGGAGTGCGGATACTCCTCCCTCCTTTTTGTAAGTAGGAGTTATGAAGATGGTTGATGAAACAAAGAAAGATGAAACACCGGCACCCGATGCAACACCGGCTGAAATAGTCGAGGCTGCGCGCAAAGGGAGAAACGTTCGCGTTCAAATGCCGGAAGGCACCACGTCGATTTCCCACGACGGTGTCGAATACAAGGCTGAGGAAGAAGACGGGTATTTCCACATGTTCATCAAACATGCGCTGCATGCGGTGGAAGCCTTCGGCGGTCGTATCGTTTCTGATCTGAAGCCGAAGTCGGCGTTCAAGAAGTAACGGTCATGTCCAACGATGCACTGTGTGAGTTGTCCGATGTCAAGGAGTGGCTCGGTATCAAACCAACAGAGGCTGAACAAGATGACGACCTCGATTGGCTGATACAGTCATGCTCTGAACAGATTGGACAATTCTGCGGCAGGGACAACCTGGGCACAGTTGGCACTTATTCGGAAAACTATAGGCCAAGGATGGCCACTGCCAGACCCCGCATAATCTTGCGGCACTATCCTGTCGTTGCGATCGTCAGTATCACGTGGGCCAATACGCAACAGACCATCTTGAGTGCCGCACAGGTACAAGCCAACACAACAAACGGAGTGTTTCTCGAGGACGACAATCGCACCTTGTCGTTCCTCGGTTCTTTGTTTGCGCGCGGGTTCGGTGGCAGCAACGGTGTTGTGTTGGTCAACTACACTGCTGGCTACAGCATGGACTCCAACAAGACACCATTTGGATTACGGCAGGCAGCGATTCAATTTGTTGGTGAGGTGTACAAGTCTAGGGGTTGGATTGGATTTCGATCGAAGTCGTTGGCTGGTGAAACAACGACGTTCGAAGGTGGCGCAGCCTGGGGTATGAGTCCACGTACAAAAGCAATGTTGCAACCGTACGTGAACCGGATGCCACCCTACGCATGAAAGCGCTGACGCTAAATGTTCAGGGTGCAGACAAACTGCTCGACAAGCTGCGCGCGGCACCGTCGTCCATACCGCAGGCAGTGTTGCAGGAGATGAAGAATCAAATGGCGCGAGCGGCAGACTGGTCCCGCGCTAATAGGTTGTCCGGGGACCCTTTGCATCGCCGCTCCGGACGGTTGTCGCGCTCTGTCACGGGCAATGCAACTCTCGAAGGCTATGTTGTACGTGGCACGCTGTCCAGTAACCTGCCATACGCGCACGTGCACGAGGATGGCGGAACGTTTGAGATACCGGCCTACTCACGGCGTCCACCACGTAGCAGAACACCAGGGGGTCGTCTTCGCAAGCGCACGGAAGCACAACAAGAATCGAGTGTGACAGTACAGTCGCACAGCGCGACGTTTCCACAACGTGCATTCCTGCGCCCTTCGTTGGTTGCCAACAGGGACAAGATAGTCAATGGACTGTATGTTGCGGCCATCACGGCATTCAAGAGGGGCAGATGAATCGCACACAGATATACTGTTCGTTGGTGCAGCAGCTCAGCAACCTGCGCGGTGCACCATACAGTCTGGACATACCAACCATAGAGTTGGGTTTGGACAATGCCGAAAACGCCGTGCAGCCTGCCATCTACATTGCACCCATGAAGGAGAAAAGCTCCAACGTGCGTGGCCTGCCCAACAAGTGGACATTGTTGGTTGAGGTGTATGTGTATGTCAAACAGAGCGGCAGCAAGACAGGTGTAGAAAACATTCTCCCGCTGTTAGATGCTATCGATACAGTTACGAGTCCACAAGTAAACAATCGCGGTCCCGGCAGCTTCGCAAACGATCTCGGGTTGCCAAACATCGTCACACACTGTGCCATCGCAGGAGAAATAGAAATCTTCGGTGGCTACCTGGGTGGACAAACGATTGCCCGCGTCCCTTTCGAGATCTTGACAGTAGGGTAAGAGGAACAAAGTCATGCCACAGTTTTCATTCGGCTCTGGCTTTCTCTACGGCATTCCGTCGGGCGCCAATCCGACACCAGTGCTGTTTGGAACGCTGCAGGATGTTAGCCTCAGTATCAGCTTCACCATCAAGAAATTGATGGGACAGTTTCAGGCGCCTGTTGCTGTTGGTCGCGGAGCAGCCAGCTACAGCGGAAAGGCGAAGGCTGCCAGCATCAGCTCGGCTGCATACAACACCATCTTCACTGGCGTGCAAAGCAGCCAGGGTGGTTTGCTGACCGTCAACGGTGAAGCGTTCGCTCCATCGACCGGCACCTACACAGTAGTGAACGGTGCACAGTTCAACGATGACCTGGGTGTCATCTACGCGGCAACGGGCAACGGCCTCGCGCGCGTAGCATCTGCACCAACGATCGGACAGTACACGATCAACACCAGCACCGGGGTCTACGGTTTCAACACCAGCGACAACGGCACTGCGATGCAGGCCAGCTATACTTATCGTACGAGTGCGGCACCAACACAAAACATCACGTACGCGAACCAGCTGATGGGCAGTGCGCCGGTATTTGCCATTGTACTCAACGTACCGTTCAACCAGTTCGGTACGGCGATCACATACAAGTTCTTCCAGGCCATCAGCACCAAGTTGTCCTTCGACTTCAAGAACGAGGACTTCACGGTTCCGGAGTTTGATTTTGAGTGCTATGCCAACGCGGCAGGCAACATCTATCAGGCAACGTTCAGCTCGTAATACAAGGATCAATAAAATGAAATTCGACTTCTCGCTTGAGTGTGTGGATGTAGTGATCGACGGTCGTGCCTTGAAGTTCTATCCGCTGAACTTCAAGGCGCTGCGTACCATGGCCGGTGAGCTGAAGGCGATCAAGGACAGCAACGACCCTGGTTCGCAGTTTGTTAGCATCTGCAAGGTGTTGGCTGCCAGTGCCAATCGCAAGGCACAGACCATCACGGAAGCTGAGTTGGAAGAAATCCTCAGCGTTGAGTGGGCCAACAAGATCATTGGCGCCATCAACGAGCTGAGCGGGTTTACGAAACCGGAGGGAGCCAGCGACCCAAAAGTGTTGGTGCCAGCGATGTTGAGCCCATCAACTGGGGCCGCATCTACAGTGCAGTCGTCTGTGCCACTGGATGGACCTGGGAGCAAGTTGACGAACTAACAATGCCACAGTATTTGGCGATGGCCGAGTACTGGGCAGAGTTTCCGCCGCCGTACAAGTTGTTGAGAATGATGGCAGAGGGGTTGTTTGGTAAGGCTGTTGGTACGGTAACAGCGGCGCCATTCAAACCCTCTACTCCTGAAGAACTGATGCAGGGACTTGGAGGCCCAGGAATGTATGGCAGATGAAGACGTCGTAGTTGGTATATCAGCTAACATCGCTGAGTTGTTGGCTGGGTTCAACCAAGCTGCGGAAACAATCACAGCCAGTCTAGCGAGCATTGAGTCGCGCGTTAACGACGCTTCATCTGCTCTAGAAGAAAAAATGGCGCCTGCAGCGGAGCACGCTGCAGAAAGCTTACACCACATACATGAAGAAAGCGAAGGTGTGGGTGGTGCGCTCGAAGATCTAAAGGGCAAGTTTGAATCGGCCATGGAATTCACCGGCCTCGCGCTTGCCTACGAAGCGTTGGAAAAGCTTAAGGAAAAGTTGGATGAGCTGAGTGAGCGTGCCATTGAGTTTGAGCACCTGGGGGAAAGTCTCAGCATCGGCGCTGTTGCCATGCAGGGGCTGGAAGCTGCAGCCAACGAATCAGGTATCAGCACCAGCAAACTCGAACGTGTTATGTTCACGCTCACCCAGCGTATGGAACAAGCGCGAGCTTCGGGTGGTGCAGCTGCAGAGAAGTTTAACGACCTCGGCATATCTAGTGACATGCTGGGTGATAGTTCGTTCACAGCTGTCAATGCAATGGAAGTGTTAGGTAGGGAAACCAACAGCAACGCAGAACTCATAGGGCTGTTGGGCGCACGCATGGCCATGATTGTGCCCATGATGCGTGAGATGGCTGAGAACCATAATTTGGCCGCAGAAGGTGCTGCCAAGGTAAATGCACTGTTGCCCAGCGAAATTGCTGAGATGACAGAGTACCACGCACTCATTGCCCAGCTCACTGAACAGTTTGAAAACTTTGCCAGTCGTTTGCTCACCAGTGTGATACCGGCAATCAAAGAATTCTCTGCCGACTTTAAGGAGCTGTTTACTGTTGGTGAAACCGGCCAGTTCGTATTTGCAGAAATAGTTTATGCCGTACAGGAAGTAGTGCTTACCGTCACGGAGTTGGCATACGCATTCAAGGGTGCTATCGATGTTATAATCAATGGATTGGCTGTCATCGTAAAGCCCATTGCGGGTGTTGCAGCGGCGATGGCAGCAATGGCGCGCGGCGAGTTCATGGATGCTTGGCACATCATGGCCGACACCGTCACCGACACCGGCAAGACGTGGGACAAGATATTCGATGACTTCGACAAGGATGTTGCAAAGGGCGAAGCTGCTGTAAATCGTATGAAGACGGGGCTCAGTGGTTTGGATGAAGTCCATCCCAACCTCAAGAAGGAAGAAGAACCCGAGCACAAGTCTGTTGGTCAGTATGACGACAGTGCGTACCTTGCCAACCAGAAGGAACGCATCAAGATACATGAGGGAATGATTGCTGAAGAACTCAAGGAAGATCAGGACTACCTAACACTGTCGATAAAGAATGCCAATGATCAAGCCAAGGGTGTGATGGATGCTCAGCTCGGTGCCATTAAGATCCAAGAGGACATTGTTGGTCAGCGCGTCAAGACAGAAATGTTTGGCAACGTGCAGGAGCTGGGTGAATACAAACGACTGATTGATCAGAAGCTCGCTGCGCAGCTGGCGTACTACAATCAAGAAGAGGCAATGGCTCGAGCCGAAGGCAAGGACACTGAGAAGTACGAAGCCGACAAGATAAAGGCCACTCAGGCTTCGGCCGAAGCGCGCGTGAAGGCTGAGCAGAAAGCTACACAGGATATAAAGACAGCTTGGGACGGTGTGTTCAAGCCCATACAGGCGAGCTTTGCAGACAACATAACAAAGATGATCGAAGGCACGGAAAGCTTCGGGCAGGCATGGCGCAACATTCTGGCCGGCATACTCGATGCCTTCATCAAGACGATAGCCAACCTCGTCGTTCAGTGGCTGTTAGGCATGTTGGAAAACATGGTGGTCAGCAAGACAACTGCCATGTCGCAGATCATGGCCAACGCAGGTGTTGCAGCCAGCGCAGCTGCAGCCAGCGTTGCGGCTATTCCATTTGTTGGTTGGGCGATGGCGCCGGAAGTGGCAGCCACCACGTTCGCAGAGACTGCAGCATATGCGACGAGTATCAGCGCCGCAGGAGGTGCAGACATCCCATCCGGTGTAAACCCAAAAGCCCAGTTGCATGAAAAGGAAATGGTGTTGCCAGCCAATATCGCAGACCCACTACGGCAGATGGTGTCCGGTGGCGGCAAGAATGGAAAGCATGTGTTGCAGGTTATGAACGGTGGTGACCATTACGTGATAACGAAAGCCAACCTGCACCAACACATCAGTGACCTCAACACTCGATTTGCATTTGGCACCAAGGGGCCATTCTAGTGAGCAGTTTCATATTTCCATCGCTGCAAGGAGTAACTTGGCCGCAAGGCAATTCCATCAGTTACAAGACGCTGACTGACGAAGCGATGAGCAAACGATTGGCATCGTTGGCGCTGCAGACGTATCCAATACACACGTGGACACTCAGCTATGACATACTCCGTGATGATGTCAATACTTCGGATATCCGTAGCATTGTTGGGCTCTTTAATGCTTGTCGTGGTCGCTATGATTCTTTTCTGTTTTCTGATCCCACTTTTAATAGTGTGGTTGGTCAGGTGTTTGGGGTTGGCGATGGTCAGACAAAAGCATTCCAGTTGGTGGCTACGTTCAAAAATGTGAACGGGGCCGGTGGCCCAGACATCATACAGAATTTCAATGGTGCACCAACAGTCTTTAACGCTGGTGCATCTGTGCCGTACTTCCTGGGGCCAACAGGCATCGTCAACTTTACTACTGCTCCAGCAATTGGAAACTCGTTGACTTGGACAGGCGGGTTTTACTACAGATGCCATTTTCTGGCTGACTCATTACAGGTGCAACAGTTTATGAATCAGTGGTGGAGCACACAGAACTTACAGTTTAGGAGCAGGCTGCTGTGACAGCTTTCGGTAATCAAAACCAACTACTCGTGCCGACCCCGCGCGGTTATATTGATTCAACTTTCCCAGCTGGCAACGATGGATCTGGCGTTGTTCCGGTGTGGGCACTCACTGGATTCCCGAGCCTAACAGTGTTGTCCGTTGGCACGGCATTTTCAATTGACCTGTCAGATTTTTTTACGGACCCAGGCTCGCCAACTTCAGAGCTGGGGTTCTATGATGTTAGTGGTCAGTCAGCGCGTGCTGCAGGGTGGTCCATTTCCGGCACGACGCTTTCCAACAGCAATGGCTTGGCCACGAGCGGCGTATTCCAACTCGTAGCGGTGCGCAACGGCATCAGTGTGCTGAGTTCACCGATATCGTTCGCCATCAATGCTACAGCCACCACAGACACCATTGCACCCACTGTGCCCACTGGTGTGGTGGCCACGCAAGGTTCGGTAGCAAACACCATCACGCTTTCGTTTGATCAACCGTGTGACATCGCGCCCAATGGTGCGGCTGCGAGTGGTGTAGCACACGTCGATGTGTTGGTGAATAGTACGGTTTCGGCGCCCAGCCCGATAGCCACCGCAGCCAATTCCATGCCGTTCCCAGGCAACACCAACATCGGCAATGCCACGATACAACCGACGATTCTGCAAAACGCGAAACAGTGGCTGATGACGGCTGGTGGTTCTGGTATCATTGCTACGACAGCTGAGCAGATTCTTGCGTCGCCGTTTGGACAGTACACTGGCGCGCAGACATTCATCGCCAAGTTGGATGCGTATGGTGCAGCTGGTGCACTGAATGCGCTGTCTGGCATCTGCATACATGAAACCAACGTGTCTGGCGGTCGGTTCGTTGCTGTAGCGCTGCGCCCTCTAGGTTCCGGCACACCTGGGCTCGTCATTGTTACGCGCGCCACCCCAGGCGCCGCGAGCGTGCAACAGTCTGTAACTGCTCTGGACATCAATGGACAGACAATAACCGCAGCGTATGTACGCCTGTCGCGGTCTTCAAACCTGAGCAGTGTGTTGGTTTCGTACTCGTTGGACCAGAGCCAGTGGATAGACATCTCCACACAGACTGTCGCAATGGCCAGCAGCGTGTTCTATAACTTGATGCTGACGTCCGCAGCGGCCGGAGTAGCCGTCACATCCAGTGTTGAAGAGGTGGCGATAACCAGTGCACCACGACTGACGACCACCATATCATCCAGCGTGCAGGTAGCGTTGCAGTTGCGCGCGGTTGATAACGCTGGCAACACATCAGGACTCAGCACTTCGATTGTTGGTATTCCAAAGCCGCCGGTGACAGTACCTCCTGGATCGCCACGCATCCACCCAGGCCATCGGTTCTGGTTAGACAATCAATTCTGGCCAGGGAATCAGAGTGCTGCGCTAAACGCCGTGCTACCTATCGTTAGCAATCTGACAAACAAGTTCAACGGCGTCGGTGTGCTGTTCACGTGGGCCAATGTCTCTGATCCTGCGCTCACTAACGGCAAGCAAACATTCAACCTTTTCCGTTCAAACTTGACAGACATTCTTGGTCGACTACGTGCCATAACAACCAAGAAGATATATCTAACCGTGAAAATGTTTACTCAAGCGTTCTATCAAACGTCATCTGGCACCACAACGTCTGTTTCAGGCAACACGTTCACAGACACGACTGCAGCCTTTGGAACGGGTTGGACACAGTGCAATATCGGCGGGCACACACATACCGTCGTTTCTAGCACGGCAACGACAGTAACGCTCGCAGATGCTGTTGGTGCAGGCGCAGGCGCCAGCTACTTACTCGGCAAAGCGAAGGTTAATGACACGAGCTTCTGGCCAGCATGGCTAGTTGCCAAGAGCCCAGTATGGGTGGACGCATTCTTTCAGACTAACACCAACTCGCGCGGTCAGTTGGACTACGATAATGTAGCTGTCTGGACTGCCATGACAGAAATGTTTCAGGGTATGGCCCAGATTATCAACGAGCTTGACACAGACAATCGCATCGACATTGTTGCAACCATGGATGAATCCATTGCAGCAAGCTCGGACATCAACAATGTTGGTATCATAAACGCAGCCAATTACAACACCAAATTCACGCAGCTGCACTTAGATGTGAAGGCTGCCTTTCCAACACGTACCATCTGGTGTCCGTTGTCGTATCTTCCAGGTACTGAAGTGCCTGCACAGATCAGTACGTTGCAAACTCTACAGGCTGCGTATCCAACGGGGTTCGGCTATGGCGGTCCAGACACTCCATTGTTTGGTGTCCACGGTGATCCAACTGAATGGTTCACTACGTTCCTTGACATTATTACCGGTATTACTGGTACGTTGGGTGATGTGCGTGACAACTACCTGCGCATAGGCAATACGGAAGGTCCTGGCCTGGGGGCTGGCACTGGGCAGAACTGTCCGCCGGCATTAGGTACAGCACAGAATATCTTCAACGATGTCATGACTCGTCAAAATATTGCTGCCACTGGTGGTCGTTCCGCGCATTCTGGTATGGGGTGCTCTGTCATGCATTGGGTGTACGCCACGCGGTTCTGCCTCCAATACACCGACGAAATTACGGTAGTGAATGCCAACAATGGTTCGTTCACGCCGTTACCTCCAGGTAGCTGGGATACTTCGGCCTAACACGAGAATATGGTCTATGTCACAAACTATCGCAGGAAGTAACCACTACACAGGTGCAGTACCCTTCACAGGGACGCCCTACACCTTCAGTGTCGTCATTGCCGCCCCAGGCGGGCAGGCACGCAAGTACATCTCTGTAGGCAACTCCGGCGATTCTAACAATGCGGTTGTCGTTGGCACGGACGTCACTGCTGCAGCAACCAATAGACCATCGTTGTTCACGACGGCCACGTCCGGCAACAATCAGGTTACTGCTGGCGTTGCCATGGACATTACTGGCAATTACAATTTCATTTGCGCAGTAGCCGCGAGCAGCTCCAGTCGCGCGGTGTATCTGAATGGCTCCAACAAAGGAGCCAGTGGTTCAGTCGCTGCATTTCCAACAGGTATCGATGCCTTCGTCATATCTGGTCGCGTAACAGATTTCACCAGTGGCATTGCTGGATCGATCGCGCACATGGCGCTGTGGCTGCGCGCGCTATCAGATGCCGAAGTGGCCTACCTGGGTACGGGTGGCAATCCACGTGCTATCAAAGGCTGCGTCAGCTACTGGAAGTTCAACGGTACGGACTTGACAACCGTACCTGATGATATTGGAACCAACGATCTAACAGTTGTCGGCACTGTGACTGCTGGCAGCACCAATCCCAACTTTGAAACGTTCATGACGGGCACTGCGCTCGCCAACCTGAATTTGACACAAGGTACGGCATTTGCCGGTGTCAACTCAGGGTTCGACAATGTCACGTCACCGTTCACTGTTTCATTGTGTCAGCTCAACGCACCAACGACGCCAACGGCAACCACCCAGGCACTAACCAACGTACGGGAAGTTCCCGTTGCAGCGGTCACCGGTCTGGTGGCGGACAACTACATCAAGATCGCAGGTAATGCCAACCCTGCAAGAATTCTGACGGTCAATGCAACTGCACTCACTGTACTGGTTGATAAAGATCAAACATTCACCAGTGGCGCAGCCATCAGCTACTACACTGTAAACCCGCTCACGTTGTCAGGGCTCAACACTGCAACACTGGCAGGCACACCGGCCACGTCGGGCACGTTCAATCTGTGCTTCCTGCGCGCCAAGTGCAATGCGGATACGACTATCGTAGCAGATACCAACATCATCAACATAACAATTGCAGCCAGTGGTGGCGGAGGCGGGTCTGCAGGCGTCATGCTCGTTGCCGGCTCGTACTGTGGCGGATTTTCTGGAGGCTAACTCGTGTCAATACTTCAGCGTTTAAACGGTTCGCAAAACCATTGCATCCCAATCTGGTTGGCGGACAGTTCCTCCACCACCGGCAACGGCAAGACTGGTCTTTCCGGTGCGTCAGCGGGACTCATCATCGCCGTGCGCGCAGATGGCCAAGCTGCGCCCACTGTGTACACTACTGCGGCCGGGACCATTGATACCATTGCAACGATCGGAACATATGTCGCACCAACAGCTGGCAAGTGTCGGTTCAAGGAGGTGGACGCTACCAACGAGCCTGGGTCGTACGAGTTGCAGTTGCTCAACACTTTGTTCAGTACACCAGTCAGCGCCTCATGGGTGAAGATAACGATCCAGGCGCCTGCAAGCAATGTCCCGGTGCAACAGTTTCTGTATGACCTACAGCCGCAAGTGGACGTGCGTGCGTTCGGTGGTCAGGCGGGCCACTTCCAGAATGGTCTGCCCAGCGTGGATGTGGACAGCATCAACCAAGGCACCACCACAGTGGATACGTTGTCTGCAGAGTTGGATGCTCGTAAAATCGGCACCATCACCAACACTGGCATCGTGGCGACGAACAGCGTGTTTGAATGTTCCGATATAACAGATGCATCGGCAAATGTGTATCAGAATGCTGGTGTGCTCGTCATATCTGGCGTCAACATTCGGCGCCGCAGCTATGTCATCTCGGATCAAGTTGGCACTGCTGGCCACAGGTTCACGATTGCTGCGCTGCCTGTCGCATTCGGTAGTGGCGACAAAATAGTGCTTCTGTAATGTTGCACGGAATCAACCATGGGATCATAGGTCCCCCGCGCGGGTTAGCAGGGCGAAGTTTGTTGGGGCGACAAACGATCATGGTGAATGGTACGCCAGCCGTTGGTGCTGATTCCTTCATCACGCGTATGTCGCCCAACTTGGCCCAAGGCGATGTGATGATCTTGAGCATTGCCATTTCACCGAGCAATGCCATGCTAGGCGTGCGGCCGAATGGCACGTACTACGCCAACGTGAACGGATCATTGGTGCCGCAAACATTGCAGGCTGATGCCTACAGCAGGACGCTCGGCCTGTATGGTGAAGGCACGTTGGTTATCAACGATCGTGCGCCGGTGCCAACCAACGGTCACGACTTTCTCGGCAACACAACATTCGCACTAGGCGCACCGGTCAGCCTACAGCTGCAAGCCACTGATCCAGATAACAATCCGATCAAGTGGACCATTCAATCTGGCGTATTCCCGCCTGGGTTGTCGTTGGGCTTGAATACTGGATTGGTTACCGGCACACCGACGACTCTCGGCTCGTTTGGTTTTGTCATCCGTGTTACAGATCCGTTTGGTGCGTTCACTGACGTGGCAGACTCAGCCATAGTTTCCAGCGTGTTGCCCAACTTCGTTGGTCAGCAACTGAGCGTCGCCACCCTGGCAGTGCAGGCATTGGGACTAACAGTGTTTTCCAGCCAGACTGGCTCCGGGTTGACACTCAACCAGATCATCACACAGTCGCCACCAGCCAACACGCCGATCACCAGTGGCACTACTGTAGTCACGTTCATTGTGTCGGATGGTAGTGGATTCGTCGGCTTGACCACACTGTTTCCCAATAACATACTCGGTCTCACGTGGAACGGTACGCGCGAAACAGATTTCACGTCCACTTACCAAGAGGCCATCACAGGCAAGGTTAGTTCAGCTACATACACCAAGTATCCAACAACCATGTGGGATCTAAACTATGAGTTGCTGAACCAAGCCGCGGCACAGGATGATCTGAAGAAGATCATGGGACTGTTCAACCAACAGCAGGCACAGGCCATCAACTTCCTGTATCAGGATCCAGCGTTCAACTCCGTGGCCAACGAAGTGTTCTTCATTGGCGATGGTATCAAAAAGCAGGCACAGCTGACCGCTCAGTATCGTGTCCCTGGTGGCCCAGGCTTAGCTGAGAAGATACAGGCATTGAATCCAACCGTGCTGTTTGTCATGAAAGACTTGACTGCTGGCATCACACTGGTGAATGGTGTGGACTACTTCGTCGGTGCGACTGGCAACATAACTTTCCCCGTGGCTCCGGCATTGAACCACCAGATTGCGTGGACCGGTAGTTTCTATTACATCTGCAAGTTCGTAACAGACAACATTGATCCAGAACAATTCATGCAGAACTTCTGGCAGATGCAGTCCATCAGTTTTAGGAGTGTTATCATATGAAGGTAGCTTCCCCCGCTGCTTTCGCAATCATGACTGCCGGGCAGTCGTGTCGCATCGATCTATACCAACTCACGTTGGCCGGTGGCTTGGCGTCGTTCTATTTCACCAGCCACCAGGAGGCAGTCACCTACAACGGCAATCTGTATAACACCGGGCTCGTCATAACACGTGGCGCATGCAAACAGAAGGTTGGCATCGCCGTGCAGTCGATGGATCTGACAATGAGCCCACAGACGGACAACTCTACTGGAGTGCCGTTGGTAGCTGGGCTGCCATTCCTTGCCGCAGCCCAGGCGAAAGTATTCGATAGCGCGCACGTGTTGTTCAGCAAAGGGTTTTTCAATAGCTTCGACGACCGCAGTCCCGGGTTTATACCGTGGGTTCAAGCGCGTATAGACACTGTGAAGGTGGACAGACTCAGCGCGAAGTTTACTTTGATGGATGACACCATCATTCTAAACAACGCGGGACCACCAAACATCATACAGCCAGGATGTGGGCACACACTGTTTGATGCAGGCTGCACACTGAATGCTGCCAACTTTGTGAAGTCCGGCACTGTGATCTCTGGCAGCAACAACACTGGCGCACTGACCACATTGACTCAGCCGGAAGATTACTTCACACTCGGCAGACTAACATTCACATCGGGCGCCAATGCAACCACGCCATCGACCACATACTACATCCGGCAATACAAACATGCGTTTGGTACACTCATCCCAATCAGGCCATTCCCCAACGTACCACAGGCAGGGGACACGTTCATAATTTTACCTGGATGCCCGCACACTCGCGCCGCATGTATCAACACTGACGAAGCAATCGGCCCAGCGTTCAACAATGGCCCACACTTCGACGGTGAGCCGTTCGTGCCAGCCCCGGAGACGCTGTACGATGGTGGCGTGCCTACGGGTGGCAATGCCAACGGCAATGGCCTGGGAACCAGTGTCGGCAGTCCGTTCAGCAGTGGCCTGGGTCCGAAGAATACGTACAAGGCATGATCATGGATGCACAAACAAGAATCAGAGTCATTGATGAAGCCTTGAGCTGGCTGCACACACCATACGTGGACTGCGGTGACATCAAAGGCCCGAAGGGTGCGGTCGACTGTGCAATGCTATTGGTTCGTGTATATGCCGATCTGGGGCTCATACCCAAGGACTACGACCCACGACCATACAAGCCGGATTGGCATCTACACAACAATGAAGAGTTGTACATGGCTGGGCTGGAGAGGTTTTCCCACCCAGTGATGACAGCACGGTCTGGTGACATCGCCATGTTCAAATTTGGTAAACATGCCAGCCATGGCAGTATCATCATATCGGACGACTTGATGATACATGCCAACAAGACGGCAAGGCAGGTGGAAACTGTGGAACGGCGAGCATATATGGATCGCCTTGTTGGTTATTGGAGTCTCACGTAATGGGTGGTCTGTTCGGCAAGAAGACTCAGTCCAGCACGCCGATTCGCTTCAATGCGATGCAGATCAATCAGTCGGCGTATGGCAACGTCATCCCATTGTTGTATGGCACGGACCGTTTGCCGATCACACTCATCGACTACCAGGACTTCAAGTCGAAGGCAACGACCAGCCAGAGTTCCGGCGGCAAGGGTGGTGGCAGCCCCACGACCAGCGGATACACCTACAGCGCTAGTTGGGTAGGGCTGCTGGCCAATGGCCCCATCGGGGGGATCCTACAGGCGTACAGCGACCAGACACAGTGCACCCTGGCCACTGCACCGGGCGGACCGTTGGTGCTATTCAATGGTACTGGCGGGCAGGCTGCATGGACCTACATGGTCAACAACCACCCGACACATGCGCTGTCGTATGATCACCGTGCCTACATCGCCGCAGCCAACTACTCGTTGGGTAGCAGCGCTGCCATGCCCAACCTAACCTTTGAAGTGCAAGGGCTCAAGCTGTGGAACGGCGGTCCCGACTCGCACCCGCGCGACATTGCGGTGGACTACTGCACGGATCCCAACCACAGTGTTGGATTCCCGTATCTAGACATGCCAGGGTTTGACGCCCCCAACGGATGGCGCGACTACTGCACGGCAATGGGGTTCCTGGTTTCGCCATCCGAAACAACTCAGCGCAGTGCAGCCAGTTTCCTCAGTGAATTATTCCAGGAAACTAACAGCAATTGCGTCTGGTCTGCAGGTGTTGGATTGCGTGTGGTGCCGTATGGTGACCAGGTTGTCAGCGGTAATGGTGTTACATACACTCCGAACTTGGATCCAGAATTCACGTTCATCGATGATGACTACTGTCCGCCCAACGGCACTCCACCGGTTCAGATAAGCATCTCACCGGCCAGCCAGACGTACAATGTTTGGAACGTTGAGTTTCTAGATCGCACCAACCAATACAACACGGCGATCGAGACTTACCGTGATGAGCAGGACATTGCCGTCAACGGTGCGCGCATAGCGCCAACGATCAATTTGCACGCCATCAAGATACGTGCCATCGCTGCAGTGGTTGCCGCCTTGGCTGCGCAACGCAACCTGTACATTCGCTCCACCTACACGATGACGGTCCGCATGGACTACTCGTTGTTGGAGCCCATGGATCTGATTGCGTTTAGCGACAGCGCAACCGGCATCGTCAATAAGCTGGCGCGCATAACAGAGACCACAGACAATCCGGACGATACGTTCACCATCGTTTGTGAAGAAATGTTGGTTGGCCCAGCGCACGCACCTATCTACAACACGCAGTTCGCGGCAGGCTATGCGGCCAACTATGGCGCAGACCCTGGCTCGGTGGACGTACCGTACATCTTCACCATCCCGCCACTACTGGCCCGTGGCAGCACCGGATACGAGTTGGGGATTGCTGTTGGTGGCCTGAGCGGCTTGTGGGGTGGCTGCACTGTGTATGGTAGCTTGGACAACTCCAGCTACGAAGTCGTTGCGATAGTCGAGACTTCCGCACGCTATGGCAGATTGACCGGTCCAGTAACGTCAGGATCTGACCCGGACACTGTTAGTTTTGTGAACGTGCAGGTGAACTCCACTGCGCAGGATTCAATGATCAGCGTCACCAGGGCAGACGCCGACAACCTACGCACGCTGATGGTGGTCGATGGCGAAGTGATGGCGTATCAGATATCCACTCCGCTGGGCAACGACTCCTTCAAGCTGAACTATCTGCGCCGTGGCCAATACAACAGTCCGATCACACAGCACCCTACCAACAGCCAGTTCACGATGTTGGATGGCAACGTGGCGCGCGTGGAGTTTGATCCCGGCCTAGTTGGTCAGCCGGTATGGTTCAAGTTTGTCAGCTACAACATCTTCGGTGGAGGCGTGCAGGACATCTCCACACTGCCCGCATACCAAGCCATCTTCCAGGGACAGAATAGCGGTCAACTGTTGGCCCCAGGTGCTACGCCACTGATCGCACGCAACTTCTGCGTACAGAATGGCAGCAAGATCTATAAGCAGGCTAACGGTACATTTCAATGGGACAGCGATTGCTACAGTCTGGATGCATTCGCCGCTGGCTGCACCATGAAGTTCCAGACATGCGTGTTGGGTGGCCCCAGTGGCGGGTTTGATCTAATGATGGGGCTCAACAGCGATCCACTGTCTGATCAATCATACACGTCGTTGGACCATGCGTGGCACATAACGTCCAGCGATGCACGTGCGTACATTTACGAAAACGGTGTGTTCGTAATGGCGACTACCACCTACACGACAGCCACCGTGTTTGAGATTCGCTATGATGGCAAGTTTG